CCAGCCGTCAGTACAACAAGGTGCTTACAATGCTGAATTTAATTTAAAATTAATGATTGCACCTGTACCGTTCCTCGGTATGGAAGGTGCTGTACAGCAAGACCATGCAATTATCCCTCTCATTGAAGCACGTATGAATGATGCGACTAACGTGATGATGGATGCAATGGCAACTGCTTTGTACACCAACACAACCAATACACAACAATTTATTGGTTTACCTGCTGCGGTGGATGATGGTACTGGTACAGCAACGTACGGTAACATTAACCGTAACACATATACTTGGTGGAAATCCAAGCAATATGCTGCTGGTAACGTCAACCCAACACGTCAAAACGTACTCCAGTATATTTCTGGTACAGTCAAGAACGGTGCTGAAGTGCCGACTTTTGGTGTATGCGGATTTGGTACTTGGACATTGTTAGCACAAGACTACGTTGGTCAAGAGCAATATGTCATCACTCCGGGTAACGGTTTTGATGGCGATTCAAATGGTCCTCAAGCCGCTTTCCGAGCATTGATGGTCGCTGGTGTTCCAATCTATCCAGACCCATATTGCCCAGAAGGTACAATGTACTTCTTAAACTCAAACTACCTCAGTCTGTATATCCATGACCAAGGTTCATTTGTGTTTACAGGCTTTGAGTCTACTTTGCCTAACTGGCAAATTGGTTATGTAGGTGCAGTTTTAATGATTGCCGAATTGGTAAGCACTAAACCTAAGTCTATGACCAAAGTGACCGGTTATAACTCACTCAACATCTAAGGAGATATAACATGGCATTAAGTTTACAAAAAATCATATTAGCCGGTGCTGGTAGTAATACCCCCGGTGCGTATTTTCAAACCCAAACGGTTGCTGTTGGTGGTTCTACTACAGCTTTAGTACCTGCTGGACTTTATGTTTTAATCCCGTCAACAAACATCAACGTGCAAGCAACAGCAGATAACGGCTCTAACTGGAGTACATTTATCGCTGCTAACGTAGGTGGTGTATTGTTTTCTGACGGTGTAAACATTAGGTTTAACAATGGTTCTACTGCTGCTAACGTCACCTTGTTAACTGTGAACGGTGGTCAAGCTGCTTCTGGTACATACAATACTTAATTAAGGAGAATTGATATGGCAAATGCAGATTCAGTCGGACAAAATACCCAAGATAGTTTTAGTAACTATCGTATCGGTAGAGTAGTCGCAACTCAGCTAAATACGGCTGGTAATGCTGTCATTACGATTCCTTTTTTGAGTGGTGGTTTGACAAATAGTGGAAATACAGCAACATCCGGAGAAGTCATTGTTCGTAGAATTACGATACAAAATCCATCCGGTTCTGTTGCTTCAGCTAACGTATCTGTCGGTTTAACAGGAGATGGAGCCAACTTGATTACTGCTAACACAGTAGTTTCAAGTGTTTCTGCTGCTGGTAAATTTCAAGATATTGCTGTAACTTCTACTTATCAAACTACTGCAATTACTGGAAATACTACACAATGTCTCTTCGTCAATATCAATACTGCGTCTGGTAATAACAACACAGTAGATATTGTTGTTTGGGGTGATGTGGTGTCGTTCTAATGGCAACATACTATGTAACAAACCATACGGATACCGTTCTGACAGATAGTTGGGACGGTAAACCGTTTGTCTTTGAACCGGGTAAAACCACTGAGGTACCGGAAGAAATAGTCGTACACGTTTTTGGTTATCATGCACAAGATAAGTCACAATTCCTTGCTCGCTTTGGCTGGGCAAAGACTTTAAATGATATACCAGAAGGATTAAAAAAATTGGAGCAATTTGTCATTAGTGATAAGCCTCCAATAGTAAAGAACCATTCGTTACCCCCGGTGGTGGAAAGAGTACCCTTACCTTCTAACAAGAGGGTGGGGGGAAAAGTCCTTAGCCCTGCTTAAAATGGATAGAATATGGCACAACCAACACTGCAAAGTTATGTTACAGATTGTCAACGGCTTCTGCATGATGCCAACTCTGTATTCTATACAGTTCAAGAATTAACTGACTACATTAATGATGGTCGTGAACGAGTAGCTAGAGATACGGGATGTACACGAAGTTTACAGATTACCCAAGTTCCTGCTAATCCTACTGGATTAACATCGGTCAATCCTCCTATTGCATGGGTGGCTGGTGCAACTGCAACAACAGGTACTTTGGTGTTTTACAACATCTATACATACACAGTAGTTAGTGGTGGTACATTTGCGTCTACTCCTCCACCCTATCCGGGTAATACAGGATATGCACAGAATACCTATCCACCATCAACACCGTTTACAAACGGTACAGTAACGCTACAATATGCTGGTCCAGTAGAAGTAATACCTTACGCTTCATTACCACAAGGTATTAATACGCTAGATATTGTGAACGTCAATATTTATTGGGGTAATACAAGGTATCCGTTACTGTATAAACCATGGACACAGTTCAACGCTGAGTTACGTTATTGGCAAAACTATGTAGGACAGCCGGTTTGTTTTTCTGTATACGGACAACAACAGATTTATTTGTCGCCCGTTCCTGACCAGATATATACATTAGAAGTAGACACTGTATTATTAACAACGTCTATGACTAATCTGTCAGATGTGGAGACACAACTCAATGACCCATATACTCGACCAGTAACGTACTATGCTTGCTATAAAGCTAAGTTTAAAGAACAGAGTTATGGTGAGTCTGAGATATTTAAACAACAATATAATCAACAAATACAAGCTGCATTAGCGTCTACATTTACAAGACGGATGCCAAGCCCTTACTTGCCGGTGCTGTAACATGGCACAAAGTCCTGAACAGAAAAAATCGTATCAGGTCATTAAACAGTTCACTACTGTTAATACCAAAGCGAATCGTACAGCAATCAACGAGTCAGAGTTTTCATGGCTAGAAAATGCGATGCCAATTGGTTACTCAAATTTGAAAATTACAGGTCAACGCTCGACAGTAACTAATAGTGGAGGTAATGCTGTTGTCTTTTCTGCTAACGTCACATACTTAAACTCAGTCAATCTAGGATTAGATGATTACATTGTTGCGTTTAAAGATGACGGTTCTGCTCAAGCATTTGATTTACAAACAAAAACATTAGTCACAATTGGTAATGCTGGTAAATTTTCTACAAGTGGTATAGCCATAAGTCAGTGGAAAAATCAACAAATGCTGATTATAGACCCGAACAAAGGCTACTATGTTTGGGATGGAAACAATACGGTATTTGTTGGTAGTGTTGGACAATTAGCTTTAATCAGTGGTGGTAGTGGATATACGGCTGCTCCCGGTGTAGTATTGTCAGCACCGAATGATGCTAACGGTATACAAGCAGTTGCAGTGTCTACAGTGGCTAATAATGTCGTGACTTCTATTACCTTAACAGAAGCTGGTACTGGATATACCCAAGCACCAACTGTATCTTTCTTTGGTGGTGGTGGTACAGGAGCAAATGCTGTTGCTAGTATTGTGACTTTTGCTACCGGTACAGTATCAATTGCAGTCACTAATCCGGGCGACAGTTATACATCCGCACCAATTGTTAGTATTACGGGTGGTGGTGGAACTAACGCAGCAGCTACGGCAGTGGTTAAAGGTAATGCACTATCAACCATTGTGATGACAAATCCCGGTACTGGATATACAAATTCCGCTAATTTAGTAGTATCGCTAAGTGGCGGTGGAGGTTCAAATGCAACTATTGCGGCTACTATTAATAATACTCCTAACGTGGATGTTGCTTCTTTTAGCGGTAGAGTTTGGATTGCTGCTGGTCGGCAAGTGTACTACTCTGCTGCCGGAACATATAACGACTTTACTAGTGTGTCAGCAGGAAACATCATATTAACGGATTCCACATTACATGGAATACTGTATAAATTATTGTCAGCAAACAACTTTTTATATTTATTCGGTGATGATTCAATTAACGTATTTTCTGACGTGAGGGTGCAAACCAATGGTACTACTTTATTTACTAATACTAACGTATCTGCCTCTGTTGGTTCTAAACGACCAGATGCTATATTCCCTTATTTCCGGTCTGTTTTATTTTTAAATGACTATGGTATCTATGCTTTAGTCGGTTCTACTACTTCTAAAATATCAGACCCATTAGACGGAGTATTTCCTAATATTGACTTTACATATCCTATCTATGCTGGACAGGTATTAATTAATAATATTCTGTGTGCTGCATTTAACTTTAGATATTATGATGCGGTATTTAGTCAGTCTTACAGATACATCCAAGCGGTATTCTTTGAGAAGAAATGGTTTTTTACTAGTCAAGGAAACAACCTACAGTACATTACTTCGGCACCCGTAGGCGGTAAAATTAACTTATACGGTACAGACGGTAGTGCTTTGTATCAGTTATATGCCAACAGTACAGCTAATGTATCTAGTATTATTCAGACAGCTTTAATGCCGATGAATGACCCGATACGGGATAAGCAAGCACTCAAGTTTGGTGTAGAGGCAACGACTGGCGGTAACACAACAACAGGTACTGTTTTCACGATTACAGTAGATAGTCAGCAAGGTTCTAGTCCACCGTATACATTACAGAATATTGTGAATTGGACCAACAACGCAGGTGCAACAATTTCTTGGATAAACAACAGTTCTACGGTAATATCATGGTTATATAATACTGGTTATTACTTATATAAGTCAGATGCACAACAGTGGGGTAAATACTTAGGGTTAACGCTGACATCCAACTCTGCATCATTTGTTGTGAATACGTTTGAATTTGAACATGAATTAAGAGCGAGGTTCTAACATGGCAGTCCCATATACATTTGCTACGGCAACATCATCTATACCACTTAGTCAACTTGACTCTAATTTTGCTACTGCTATTACAGTTGGTAATACAGCAGTTTATTTAGGTAATACGACTACCAGTATTGGTAACTTAACACTTACTAATACAACTATTTCTAGTGTAGCAGTTACGTTTCCTAATAGTTATTTAGCAAACTCTAGTGTAACGCTAGGAACAACCAATGTTAGTTTAGGTGGTACTGCTACAACATTAGCAAACCTTACATTAAGTAATGTCACTATTACTGGTGGTACTAGCAACGTAACACAGAATTTAGCAAACGTCACAGGGACATTAGCGGTAGCTAACGGTGGTACAGGCTTAACTAGTTTAACTACGGGATACATCCCGTACGGCAATGGTACAAGTGCTTTTAGTTCTAGTAGTGGACTATTTTATAATGGTAGTTTAGGTGTCGGCACAAGCAGTCCTAGTCTGACTGCTCATACTCCAGCAATTACATTAAATTCAGCAAGTGATATTCCTATATTTGAATTTGCTGTAGCTGGTGTATTAACAGGTTATATGTATGCAAATGCTACTCAAATGACATTTGATAATAATGGT